AGAGAGGACGGACTTATAGAAACTATTGGGGCTTCTACAGACGATATTGCGAGGCTTACTTGGCTTAACACAAATTGTCCTAGTTTACATATTGAGGCTTCAAGAACAAACAGACAGATAAAATCTGAGGAGTTCAGCGATTCAGCTTGGGTAAAACAATCAGACATAACAGTAACAGCAAATCAAGTGACCGCACCTACTGGAGAAATGACAGCAGACAAAATACAAAGGGGTTCTACTATAAACACAAATAACTATATATCTGATTTTATTACTAAGTCCTCTGGTACTGCTTTAGACCTTACAACCTCTGTTTTTGTAAAACAAGGTGAAGGGGATTTTTTTGCTTTTAGGTCGCAAGGAATTTATGCAGACGGAAGAGGTGAAGCTATATATCAATTTAGTACAAACACTTTAACGGTTAGTGCCTCTGGACAGTTTTCTGTAGTTACCTCAAGCGTTGAAAATTACGGCAGCGGTTGGTACAGACTTTCTGCTACCTTTAACACAGATGCTCACACTCAAGCTGGCACTTTTTTTAGTCCTAGAGCAACAAGCGGACAGATTGACCAAACAGACACTAGTACGACTGCTTTCGTTTATTTGTGGGGCTGTCAAGTAGAAGAGGGGTCAAGTCTTTCTAGTTACATAAAAACAACTGACGGACAGGCCACAAGAAATGCAGATGTTTGTAGCGTTACAACCCCTAGCGGAGTCGTAAAAATTACTGAAACATTTGCAGACGATACAACAAACGTAATAACAAGCATACCTTCTACTTATACTGTAAGTGCTGGTAAAATTAAAAAGGTTATAATGATATGAGCTACGGAGAAATTTACAAGCAGAGTAATTTTGGAACTGCTGTTAACAATGATATAGGGTACGGAGATACATACTTAGCACCTTCCTTACTTAACCAACTATTTATAAGGGCTACAAACTTTGAAAATTTTGGCGGATCTTTGAATTTACTAACTGAAATACAAGACGTACTATGAGTAATTTATTAAGCAAAGCAAGTATCTTACTAACCCCTACGGCTACAAGTGACGGCAAACTCCATAATATAAAGCCAAACACAACTACTGGGGATTTTACTTTTACAAGAGGCACCGCAGCTACAAGAGTAAACTCAAACGGTCTTATAGAGTCTGTTGCTAGTGGTTTGCCAAGGATTGATTTTACGGGCGGTACTGGGCAAGTTCTTTTAGAGCCAGCCTCAACAAATTTAGAGGTAAGTTCTACTGATTTATCTACTGGATGGAGCGTTGCTTCAAGTGCAACCCAACAAGTGGAAACTGGAATTAATCCGTTTGGAGTTAGTGGTAATATTAAAAGGGTCTCAAGTGCAACAAATAACCCTCCTAATTGGACTGACAGCTCGGATTCTTTGAAAAAACAGTACACTGTTACAGCTACAGACCCAGCCTCTTTTTTTACCTTTAGTGTTTATGTCAAGTCGGCTGGATCTACTACAGTAAATATTCAACTAAGAGATAATACGCTTGGGCCATCTGTGACTACTGGAGCAATTTCTTTGACTTCTGATTGGCAAAGGGTAACAATATCAAAACAATTCGGAACTACAACGACTAGAGTAGGTGTTACTATAGCTGGTACAGACGGAGATATACTTTTATTTGGTGCACAGTTTGAAAACTCATCTTTTGCAACAAGTCTTATAGAGACAAGCGGCACTACTGCAACAAGAAACAAAGACGAAGCAAACAGCAGCGGAGACTCAAGTCTTATAAGCTCAACAGAAGGAGTTTTATATTGTGAATTTCAAGCCTTTGATAGCAGTACAAAAGAAAGAGAAATACAGCTAAGTGACGGAACTGCTGATAATAGAGTGTCAATATTTTTAGGTGGAGACTCAAACAGAATTAGAGCTCAAGTAAAAGTAGCAAGTGTTGCAGTTTATAATTCTTTTACAACAAGCTTTGATGTGAAAAATTTTAATAAAATAGCTGTTAAATATAAAGCTCAAGATTTTGGGTTTTTTATTAACGGAACACAAATTAATATAAATCTTGCGCAAACAACTATTTTTAGTGCTGATACGCTACACCAACTAAATTTATTGAGAAAAGGTACAGGTAATCAGTTTGAAGGCAAAATAAAAACTATTGCAGTATTTAAAGAGGCTTTAACAAATGCACAATTAATAAGTTTAACATCATAACAATGAAAATAGGCAAATACGAATTTAAAGACCAAGAAACCGCAGAGAATAAGATCAAATCTCTAGGGGTAGAAACAGACGAGGACGGCAACGAGTACCCAACTCACAATCACTCTATAGTAAAACTAGGACATATAATTATAGAAAAAGGAGAGTATGACGGAGAGGAAGTAGTAAAAGACCCAGTATTTAGTCCTAAATATCATATCGATGTAATGTGGGCTGGGTTAGAGGAACACCCTTACGGCTGGAAATCTGCTGCGGTTACAGTTGAGGGACAAGGAGTGCATAGCTTTTACGGTATTGACTATCAACAAAACAAAATGTAATGGTACGAATACTCAGATACTTAGCAAACAAGCTAGAGGCCTTACAAAACTATTTAATAAGTAAGTGGAACGGCTTACTAAAAAACTTAATGCTATGAACATTCAAGACCTCAGACTCTATTTACTTAATATTATTACTTTAGGGATAAGTTTTACTGCTATTGAAAACAGCTTAAAGATTCTACTTTTATTGGCTTCTATTGTTTACACCTTTCAAAAGATTTACGAGACCTACAAAAAGAAAAATGCAAATAACAAAAAACTTTAAGCTTAAGGAGTTTGAGTGCAAAGGGTACGAGATGCCTTTAGAAGTCTACGAAAATATAATAAAACTCTCACAGCAGCTGCAAATACTAAGAGACTATACTGGTAGGGCAATCACAATAAACAGCGGCTATAGGTCTGAGGAACATAACAAAAATATAGGGGGTGCTCATAAGTTTGTAGATGGTAAAAGAGTAGAAACAAGTAGACATTGTTTCGGCCAAGCAGCAGACATCACAATAGAGAGTTTAAAACCTGCAGAAGTATTTAGAATCATAGAGGACTTAATAGATTTAGGGCAAATGAAAGAAGGCGGTTTAGGCCTTTACAAAACTTTCTGCCATTACGATATAAGAGGTAAAAAAGCTCGTTGGTATGCCTAAAAAGAAGTTCAAATATACAACCGTAGGCAAACTATTATTAGGAGCTGCAAAGGTTATCAATCCAGCACTAGGAGAGGTGTTAGAGGGAGTCGTATCTCCTAAAGATGCTATCAAAGAAATCACTAAGTCTGATATTTCTATAGACGATAAAATAAAACTTCAACAATTAATCTACGATCAACAAGCTAAAGAAATAGAAGAGACCACAAAAAGGTGGGTCAGCGACAATCAAACAGAAAG